ACAAGGACTTGCTGCGGAGACTCGGCACGCAGGGGCACGAAGGTGCTATCGCTGAGATTTCCAAACTGCGCGAGCATGCCGGGCTTGCGAGCATGCCGGGCTTGAGGGATAACGCCAGCTTAAGCGGCGGCCGTAGGCCGTCCGCTTGAAGCGACAGTTAGGCATCACTGCAACGAAGGACAGGCAATGCGAACAAGAAGCCCGATAGAGATGATGGTGGACCAGGCGTGCGGCTTCGACCCCAACGCGCCGCCGCCGCCTCCGCGTGAGCCGGTGAAGGCTGACGATGAACAGACGCAGCTTGTGTGCGATGCCTGCACAGCGCTTGCAGCGTGGGCCAAAGCCGTGGACGGTGACGCGCACACTGACGAGGTGGCCGCAAAGAAGCGTGCGGCGCTTGCTGCTGGGCGCGCACTTGTGGCGGCTGGGTGGTGATGCCTAACGCTGGAATTCAGGCGCGGCCGTAGGCCGTCGCCTGGAATGACGTGTTAGGCAGCATTGTTGGAGAACGAGATGGACTTGCTACTGCACAACCTGCGCACGATTGGCACGCATCACTGTGACGGCACGGTGGGCGAGGAAGCGGCGCAGGAAATTGAGCGGCTGCGCGGTGAGAACGCTGTGCTGCTGGGCCTGCTGGGCGATGCCGCAGGCGTGATTCGGTCGATTGACCCCGAGGACGGCGACGAGGCCGAACAACTGCGCGAGATGCTCGAAGCCATTGACCGCGCGCAAGACCCGCACAGACACGAGGGGGCGCTACTGTGAAAGCACCATTTACGCCGAACCACCAGGAACAGGTGGCTTACGAACAGACGTGCAACATGTGGTTGACGGACGGCACCAGCGACCGCGAGAAGTACGCCTACCGCGACGGCCACTATGCCGGATGGCGCAACGCCACGGAAGGGCTTGAGGAAATCTGCGCTGCGCTGCGGCTGGCGATTGCCGACAAGCGGGCGTTTGCGATCTGCGTCGAGGGACGCAATGGCGCAACCATGACGCTGCACAACTGCGACGACGGCACCATTGCAGCGCGGATGCTTGAGCGGTTTGCGCGCCAGCAGCGGAGCGGGGCCAAGGCATGAGGCCCGACTACTGCCCTATCGGCGGCGAGCCGTGTCAATCGCTTTGCGCCGACCCATGCAGCACGACAAAGCGCCGTCGCTCGCACGTTTGCCCTGTGTGCGCGGCCAGCATGATTGAAAGCGACGAGGCGTTGATGCGGCAGGCTTTGGAGGCGCTGCAATTCTCCAGCGAGTACCTGGACGAGCTGGGTGCCAAGCTGTTCCCGAGCACCAAGAAGGCGAAGCCAGGAAGTACGGCATGGCATGTGCAGAAGGCAATGGCAGCGCTGCGCGGGCGGCTTGATGCTGCCTAACGTTCGAGCTAACCGGACTGACACAGCGCGATGAGCACCGACGACACGATGACCGCACCGACCGCAGCCAACCACCGGCCCGCTGTGGCTGGTCCGGTTGAGCGAGGGGTTGGGCGTCTCGTGCCTGAGCGCGAAAGCGTTGCCCTGCAGGTGGTGCCGTGCGACCTGAAGACTGCAAACGAGTTCGTGCGCCGGCTGCACAGGCACAGCCGGCCGGTGGTGGGCCACAAGTTCGCGGTAGCCGTGGCGGCCCGAGTGCCGATTGGCGACGCGCGACCCGGTGGCGCTGGCTACGGCATGCACATGGATTGCATCGTTGGCGTTGCCATCGTGGGCCGACCTGTAGCGCCGCGCCTTGACGATGGGCGCGCGTGCGAGATCACGCGCCTGTGCACCGATGGCACGCCGAACGCTTGCAGCATGCTCTACGGAGCTGCGCGCAAGGCTGCCCGCGCGATGGGTCATGCGCCGATCTACACGTACACGCTGCCCGACGAGGGCGGCGCCAGCTTGCGAGCCGCTGGATTCAGGCTCGACAAAGAGGACGCGGGCGGAAGCGCCGCGATGTGGCATAGCCGACCAGGCCGAACCGCGCAACCCGTGGGCGATGACCTGATTGGCGGCAAATGGAGGTGGATTGGATGAGCAGAGAAGCCTTTGGCGACCCGCCCGAACAGCAGGATGTGCCTGAGTGCTGCCCGAACTGCGGCAGCGACTTCTACATGCCCGGGTGCACGCACTGCGATGAAGTGAAGCGGCGTTGCGAAGCCGAATCCGAAGCGATGGCCCTGCGCGGCCATCTTGGCGCGGCGAGCGTCTGGATTGTGGAAGCGCTGAAGGTGCTGGACACGGTAGACCCGGACGACACCGACGAAGCGGAGCGGCTGGCAAAACTGGTCAAGGCCGGCGAAGTGCTGGCGCTGGCAACCTTGGCGCGCAGCAAGACGCCCAACGCCAATTAGGCCGACGATGCCGCACGCCAGATTCTGCCTATCACGCACCGCCTCCCACGGGTGGCCGGCTTAGGCCGTCTATTGCGATGCTGACGCCAGGGTAGTGTCTCAGTCCTTCGCCCGACCCGCATAGGCCCGCAGCGCTGCCACGATCGCCTGCGTGGCGGACCCCTTGCCGGTGAGCTGGTCGCGCGCCTGTATGGCCTCCAGGTCGGACACGGCATCGGCCAGCAGGTTCACGGCCACCCGCCGGCCACCGGACGCCAGCAACCCGGCCTTGTAGTGCTGTTGGCGCACATTGCCTGGCGTGCGCTGGCTTGCAGGCTCAGGCTTTGGTGCCGGAGCCTGCCGCAGCACGGCGGGGATCAAAAACGTCCTCACGTCCAGTCTCCGAGCGGAATCGAATGAATCATGAAATGGTTGAAGGAACGGAATCGCCGCACGTCGAATGTTAGCGCTAACAGGCAGATGTAGAGAGTAGATGTAGAGAGTTTTACGCACGAGAGTGCAACCTACTTGACTGTCTCGCGATTGGCCATCCAATCCGCTCCATGCCCAGGAAGACCGCAGTCCACAAGGCCACGCTCAACGAGCGGCAACGGGCCTTTGCACGCGCGTTCGTCAAGAACGGTGGCAATGCGCATCGCGCTGCGCTCGAAGCTGGCTACAAGCCAGGCGGCGCTGCGGCGCAGGGCTGCCGATTCGCAAAGAATGCTTTGGTACGCGCCGAAATCGACAAACTTCGTGCGCGCGTCGAGGCGAAAGCGGAGGAAGAAACAGGCATCTCCCTCGCAAAGACGCTCAAGGCATTGCAGCGCGGCGTCGAGTTCGACGCGCGCAGGCTCTACAACGACGACGGCAGCCCGAAGGCGCTGTCCGAGCTGGACGACGACACGGCCGCGTGCATCGAGGGCATCGAGAGCCGCGACGAGTACGGCATCCGCGACGGCGAGCGCGTCATCACTGGTCGCGTCATCAAGTACAAGATCGCCGGCCGCAAGGGCTTCGTCGAGCTGGCGATGCGCCACTTCGGCGCCTTCGCCAAGGAGAACGAGCAGCAGGGCAAGGCCGCGGCTGGCGCCGTGACGGCGCTCCTGGCGCAGATGCGCGGCTCGACGCTGCCGATCGCGCGCGGCATCGCCGATGGCGAGGAAGACGTGGCCTGAGCGTGCTGCGCGTCAGGACTCCTAAGCGGAATCCCGGGATTCCGTCAGGCACTCCATACACGGAGACGGAGGCGCCTCGTGCCTGAAGTCGCCGCGTGGCGGTCACTGTCCTCGGAGGACAGTGAGCAGAGGGATAACCCGCAAATGTCACTGTCAACGGTTGACAGTGACGCCGCCCCGACCGACGTGCCGATCGGCTCGGTGCCGCTGGAGTTCGTGCCCAAGACGCCCGAGGAGCTGAAGCGGGCGCTGTCCGACCCGATGTGGCGCGTGTGCTCCGGCCAGCTCTACAAGATCATGGTCAAGAGCAAGGTGGGTGACAGCTCGATCATCCCCTTCCGTCCCAACCGCGCGCAGATGCGCCTCATCGGCCGGCTGTGGCACCGAAACCTGATCCTCAAGGCGCGGCAGCTCGGGTACACGACGCTCGTGTGCATCATGTGGCTGGATCACGCGCTGTTCAACTCCAACCAGCGCTGCGGGATCATCGCGCAGGACCGCGAGGCGGCCGAGGCGTTCTTCCGCGACAAGGTGAAGGTCGCCTACGACAACATGCCGCCCGCGCTGCGCCTGGCCATGCCGCTACAGCGCGACAGCGCGAGCGAGCTGCTGTTCGCGCACAACAACTCCAGCCTGCGCGTGGCGACCTCCATGCGCTCGGGCACGATCCACCGGCTTCTCGTGAGCGAGTTCGGCAAGATCGGCGCATCCGATCCGGCCAAGGCGCTGGAAGTCGTCACCGGCTCGTTGCCAGCGGTGCCGCTGGACGGCATCGCCATCATCGAGAGCACGGCCGAAGGCGCCGAGGGTGAGTTCTACAAGATGACGCAGCGCGCGCGAGAACTCGCGCAGTCGGGCCGTCAACTCAGCGAGAAGGACTTCCGCTTTCACTTCGCCGCGTGGTGGCACGAGCCCGGCTACCGCATCGTGTCGGCCGACGTGCCGATCACGCAGAAGGACGGCGAGTACTTCCACCAGGTCGAGGCCAAGACCGGCACGACGCTCGATCCGCAGCAGCGCGCGTGGTACGTGGCCACGCGCGACGCCGAGTTCTCAGGAGACCCCGAGAAGATGTGGCAGGAGTACCCGAGCACGCCAGACGAGGCGTTCCAGGCGTCCACCGAGGGCCTGTACTACGGCGAGCAGCTTGCCGACGCGCGCAAGGCCGGCCGCATCACGAGCGTGCCGCACGTCATGGGCGTCCCGGTGCACACGTTCTGGGACATCGGCAACACAGACGGAACGGCCGTATGGCTCATGCAGCGCGTGGGGTTCGAGAACCGCTTCGTCGGCTTCATCGAGGGCTGGGGCGAGCCCTACGCCTACTTCATCGAGCGCATGCAAAAGCTCGGCTACGTGTGGGGCACGCACCACCTGCCGCACGACGCCGGCCACAAGCGCCAGCAGGGCGCGCGCGTGGTGTCGGCCGAGGACGAGCTGCGCGAGTTCAAGCTCGGCGGCACCTGGATCGTCGTGCCCGCGATCGACAACGTGCTCAACGGCATTGCGATGACGCGCAAGGTCTTCCCGACGTGCTTCTTCGACGCGGCGCACTGCAAGGATGGCCTGGCGCACCTGGCAAAGTACAGGAAGACCTGGAACAAGCAGAAGGCCGGCTGGAACGCTGCCGTGCCGAGCAAGGTCGAGGGCCACTCCGAGGCCGCCGACGCGCTCAGGCAGATGGCGCAGGGCTTCCAAGCCCCTGCGATGGTCAAGACGCCGCGCAGGAGCGGCAACTGGAGGACAGCTTGAGCGAGGACATCCAACTGCTGCCGTACCAGCAGCGCGTGGTAGAGGAGAAGGCCGAGCTGGACGCGAAGATCGACCTGATCAGCTCGTTCGTGGGCTCGGACGCATTCGGCGCGCTCGAAGGCCACGACCGCACGCTGCTGCGCCGGCAGTACGGGCCGATGGTCGAGTACTCGGTGGCCCTGGGCAAGCGCATCGAGCGCTTCCGCAAGGCCGCCAAGCTGGCTGCCGCGATGCCGGCCAACTACGGAGGCACCTGGACGTGAGCAACATCTTCAGCCTGAAGGGGCAGCGCTGGGTGGAGCTGGGCGGCGAGCGCTGCTGGCTCCAGCGGGTCAAGGGCGACATCTGCGTGAGCTTGCAGTGGCTGCACGTCGGCAAGGGCGAGCCGCAGGCGTGCATGGTGCTGTTCCCGGTCACGCTCAAGATGGACGGTGGCGCCTACGCGATCCCGCAGGAGAACGCCTGGGAGTACGCAGACACGCGCGGCAACCCCACGCCGATGCTGATGACCTCGGCGATCAACGCGGCGCAGAGCATGGGCTTCTTCCCCGACCAGGCGACCGTGTTTCGGATCGTCGATGCGATCGTGGAGAACCTGCCCGACCTCGTGCGCATGCCGAGCGAGCAGCCGGCCGCGCTTGAGATCGCCGGGCCGCTCCTGGGCATCGAGGCGCGCGCCAAGGTCGACGGCCAGGTGATGCACGAGCAGGTGCTGTGATGTTCGACGTACTCGACGACAAGCCGGCCGACCCGAAGGCGATGCCTGCGGCGCTCAAGAGCGATCCCGACAGCGCGAGCGGGCCGCAAGCCGAGCTGCTGCGCCAGCGGCACGGCACGCTCATGCAGTGCCTGCGCGACGAGGCCGAGTTGCAGGCCGAAGAACGCACGCAGATGGCCATAGACGAGGACTACTACGACCACCTGCAATGGCGCGAGGAAGACGCGCAGGTGCTGATGGCCCGCGGCCAGGCGCCGCTGGTGTTCAACGAGTCGCGGCAGACCATCGACTGGATGGCCGGCATGCAAAAGCGCATGCGCACCGACTTCAAGATCCTTCCGCGCGAGGCCAACGACCAGCAGGGCGCCGAGGCCAAGACGAAGGTGTTCAAGTACGTCAGCGACGCCAACCTGGAGCAGTGGCACGTCAGCCGCGCCTACAAGCAGGCCGTGACCGGCGGGCTCGGGTGGCTGGAGGAGGGCATCAACACCGACCCGACGCAGGAGCAGATTTACGTCGGCAGCGAGGACTGGCGCAACGTGTTCCGCGACTCGCGGTGCCTGGACTTCGACATCAACCGCTCGGGTCGGTACCTGTTCCGAAAGAAGCGCACGGACCTGGACTACGCGGTGGCGCTGTTCCAGCACGCGAAGGACCACCTGCGGCAAATGTCCTCGGGCACGCTGGAGTCTCTGGACCGGCAGGACGACATCTGGTACCTTGGCGAGCGCCTGACAGGCTCGACCGATATCGGCGCGCTGTGGGACCGGCTGCCGGGCCGCTACCGCGACCGCTCGGCCTACATCGGCGGGCCAGGTGCGGCCGACCGCGGCCGGCGCCTCGCGGTGGACCTCATGGAGTGCTGGTACCGGGTGCCGCAGCCGGCGCAGTTCTTCCGCGCCGGCCCGCTGCGCGGCCAGGAGTTCGACCCGAGGAACCCGGGCCACGCGCAGATCCAGTCCGACCGCTGGGCGATCCAGCAGGCCGTGGTGATGCGCATGCGCGTGATGATCGCAACAGAGAGCGCGCCGATTTGGGACGGCAAGAGCCCGTTCAAGCACCAGTCGTTCCTTCTGGTGCCAGTGTGGGGCTACCGGCGCGGGCGCGACGGCATGTGCTACGGGCTCATGCGCGGCATGCGCGACCTCAACGACGACATCAACAAGCGCGCTAGCAAGTCGCTGCACGCGGCGTCGTCCAACCGCATGACCTACGAGAAGGGCGCCTTCGACGACCCGGAGCAGGCGCGCGAGGAAGCGGCTCGTCCGGACATGGCGCTGGAGGTGAATGGCAGCCTACAGCGCGTGCGCTTCGAGAAGCCGTCCGCGGACATGCAGATGAACATGGAGCTGCTGTCCTTCGACCGCGAGATGATGCGCAACGTCGGCGGCGTCACGCAGGCCAATCTCGGGCAGGACAGCCGCGCTATCAGCGGCAAGGCGATCGGCTTGCAGCAGGACCAGGGCAGCCTCACGACGAGCGAGCTGCCAGACAACCTGCGCCTGGCGCGCCAGATCGCCGGCCGGCTGCGACTGGCGCACATCGAGCAGTTCATGACCCAGCCGCAGGTGATTCGCATCCTCGGGGACGCCTCGCCGATCGAGTGGATGCCGGTAAACCAAGAGCAGCCAGACGGCTCGGTGCTCAACGATCTGGCCGCCTCGCAGGCGGACTTCATCATCGCCGAGCGCGACTACCGCGAGTCCTTCGCGCAGGCCGCGATGGAAGAAATGATGGAGCTGCTTGGCAAGATCGCCACCTACGCCCCGCAGGTGGTGATGAACGTGCTCGACCTCGTGGTCGACTCGGCCGAGATCAGGAACAAGGACGAGTGGGTGGCGCGCATCCGCGCGCTCAACGGCCAGCGCGACCCCACCAAGCGCCCGACGCCAGAGGAGCAGCAGGCGCAGGCCGAGAAGGACGCCATCGCCAAGGAGCAGCAGCAGCTCGGCATGGAGCAGTTGCGCCTGTCGCTGGAGGAGCTGCGCGCCAAGATCGGCAAGCTCGACACCGAGGCGCTGCTCAAGCGCGTGGAGTCGATGTATTCGGCGCTCCAGGCCGCGCAGATCGTCGCGCTCACGCCCGGCGTGGCGCCGGTGGCCGACACGATCGCCGCGGGCGCCGGCTTCAAGGACCAGGGCGGGCAAGACCCAAACATCCCGGCTCCGGCCGGCGGCGTGCCCGGCGTGGCGCCGGGGCAGCCTGGCCTGCCCGGCAACCAGGTGAACCCGGATCGCGCCGCCACCACCGAGGGCGCACCGCTGCCAGACACCGCGCATGGCCTGGACGGCGTGCGCGGCGGCATCCAGACACCTACTGGCGCCGACAACGGCCCGGCCGTGTGACCACCAGAGCAACTTTCACCAGGGGACCATCGACGTGCTACTCGACACCATCCAAGAGGCCGACCTCACCACGCTCAAGGCCGCCGGCTACACCGAGGACGACCTTCGCCACCTGGCCGACACCGAGGTGCAGGCGCTGCTCGAAGGCAGCCGCGATGAAGCGGCCGGCGCTGCCGACGCGGCCGATGATGCTGCTGCCGATGCTGCTGCCGCTGGCGGCGCGGCCGACGACAAGGCCGACGAGGCTGCGGCCGCTGCTGCTGACGCCGGCAAGGCGTCCGAGCAGGCGCCTAGCGACAACGCGCGACCGTTCGTGCCCCAGTACACGGCGCAGGTGCCAGACGGCTCAGTGGACAAGATCAAGGGGCTGAAGGACGAGGAGCGCGCAGCATTCAAGCGGCTCATGGACGGCGAGATCGACGCCGACGAGTACCAGACGATTCGTGACCGCACCGAGGCCGAGGCCGACGACCTCAAGGCCACGGTGATGAAGGCGCGCATCTTCAAGGACGTGAACGAGCAGAACCAGGCGCAGCAGGCCGAGCGCGAGTGGAAGACCGCGCAGGACTCGTCGATGGCGCAGTTCAAGGGCGAGGGCATCGACTACATGGGCAAGCCCGCGCTGCTTGCCGCCTACAACACGCACCTGAAAGCGCTGGCCGCGGACCAGAAGAACGAGAACCGCGACGCGCAGTGGTTCCTCACCGAGGCGCACAAGCTCACCAAGGCCGACCTCGGCATCGGAGCGGCTACTGCTGGCGGCGGAAATTCTGGTGCTGGCGCCAGAAATGCACCAACCAAGGTCGTTGACGATGCGGAAATCCCACCTAGCCTTCGCGGCGTCCCCGCCTCGGCGACGAGCGCGGTCAACACGGACGAGTTCGCGCACCTTCGGGCACTGATGGATGGTGATCCGATCGAGTTCGAGCGAGCTGTGGCCAGGTTGACCGACGCGCAGCGCGACAGGTGGATGGCGGCGTGAAGACAGCGGGCCATACGTGGTTCGGTGACGTGCGGGTGGGCGAGCAGTTGTCCATCGGCGGCGGTATCCGGCTGCGTGTGGAGCAGAAGTCGGGCCAACTGGCCCGGATCAAGCTGGAGTTCACGCAGCCGACCACGGTCGAGCGAGTCGAACCAGGTATGGCCGCGATCGCGCGCCGAGGTGTGGAGGCTCAGCGGGTGCCTTAGAAATCCCGCGTCGATGGCCGCGCAGTAGTGCAGCCCTGCAACAAACCGTTGAAGGAGCACTACAGTGTCTGTCACCAAGTTCGGGGTCAACGACCCCCAGGAAGTCAAGAAGTGGGGAACCGACCTCGCTGTCGCCGTCAACCGCGAGTCCTACTTCGCGGCGAACATGATGAGCGAGAGCAAGCGCGCCCGCACGCCGATTCAGGTCCGCACCGAGCTGGAGAAGGATGCCGGCCTGGAGGTCACCGTCGATCTGCTCATGCCGATGAGCATGGAGCCGGTGGTCCAGGAGAAGCTCGAAGGCCGCGGCCAGAGCCTGAAGTATTACACCGACAAGCTGCGCATCGAGCAGGTGCGCGGCGCGGCCTCGGCCGGTGACCGGGTGACCAACAAGGCGACGCTGCGGAACCTCCGCGAAGACGCCAAGACGGTGATGAAGGACTGGTGGGCTCGCCTGATGGACGAGCTGTTCTTCTTCTACCTCTCGGGCACCACGTCCACGGCCGGCACGGGCTACCTGTGGACCGGCTCGAACAAGATGTTCGGCGTCAACGCCGTCACCGCGCCAGACGCAAAGCACCAGGTGTACGGCGGAACGGCCACGGCCAAGAACAACGTCACGACCTCCGACGGCTTCGATCTGCGCCTGATCGACCGCTGCGTGGCCAAGGCCGAGACGATGGGCGGAGATGGCACCGACGAGCTTTCGATGGTCCCCGTGAACATTGATGGCAAGAAGTGCTACGTGATGCTGATGCACGTGTTCCAGTACGACGCCATGAAGTCCAACACCAGCACGGGCCAGTGGCTGGACATCCAGAAGGCGGCCGCCGCGGCGACGGGCTCGGGCTCGCTGCTGTTCAAGAACGCCGCTGGCATGTACGCCGACTGCGTGATCCACAAGCACCGCAACGTGCTGCGCTTCGCCGACTACGGCGCGGGCGGCAACGTGGCCGCGGCGCGCGCGCTGTTCCTCGCGTCGCAGGCCGCGGGCATCGCCTACGGCTCGGCCGGTGGCATGGGCACGCGCTACCGCTGGACCGAGGTGATGACCGACCACGAGGACCAGGTCGAGATCGGCACGCACTGCATCTTCGGCGCGAAGAAGATGACCTACAAGAACAAGGCCGGCACGGTCACGCGGGACTTCGGCGTGTTCGCCGTGGACACCTACTGCAAAGACCCGACCTGAGCTGAGCAGGCCCCGCACCCGCAAGGCGGCGGGGCCTGCGCTCAGAGGGCCTTCAGGACCAACCTCAAACTCGTAAGGAGCCCATCGTGGCCAAGTTCCAGACCAAGTGCTTCCTCGACCAGCGTCCGCTGGTCCTGCCCGACGATGCTTCCGTGGAGTACACCCCGGTGGACATCGAGTTCCCCGCCACCGCGCCGGGTACCGGCGACCTCATCGAGCTGTGCAAGATCCCGCCCGGCAACAAGGTGACCGATTGGGCGATCGTGTGGCCCGACATCGACAGCAACGGCACGCCGCTGTGCGCCTTCTCGCTGGGCGTGGAGAACGCTGGCGGCACCGACCTCGGCTCCGAGGTGTGGGTGACCGGCCTGCAAGGCGGCCGCACGGGCGCCGTTGACCGCAACGCCACGTCGGCGGCCTACCTGGGCGACTCGACGGTGGAGCGGGCCATCGCGCTCAAGTGCACGGCCGCCGCGGCGACCTACGACGGCGCCACCAAGAAGGGCGTGCTGCTCCTGGCCCTCCAGGGCTGACGCGCGCTAGGCCGGGCGCCCCGTGGTGCCCGGCCTGTCCCTTTCCACCCAGCAGGAGACACACCAGTGACGGTCCTTCATGCCTTCCCCCGCGTGGCCGAGGCCACGTTCGAGCTTCCGCAGTTCGGCCTGAACCTCAAGTTCAAGCCAAACGCCGCCGGCCACGTCGTGTGCGACGTTGGCGACGAGCTCGCCATCGAGCTGCTGCTGCGCCAGGAGGACCACTTCCGCGTCTACGATGACCAGGGCGGCAAGAAGGCGCCGCGCGCGGCCAAGCGCGTCGATGCGCAGCCGGCCAGCGACCCGGCCGCGGACTACGTGCTCGTCTCTGGCGACGACAAGCTCGACCTGCGCGAGCTGGACGACGACCAGCTCCGAAAATTCGCAGCGGCCAACGAGATCGACCTGGCGCCCACCGATGCCGGCGACTCGCTGCGCGACAAGATCGTCGCCGCGCTGCGACTGCCGGCCAAGGACTGAGCCGTGATCTCCTCGATCACCGTCAAGGACTGCATCTGGCGCGTCGGCGTGCTGCTGAGCGACGTGGCGCCCCAGTACACGCGCTGGTCCGAAGCGGAGATCGTCAACTACGTCAACGATGGCCAGCTCGCCATCGTCAAGTTCTTGCCCGCGGCCTGCGCGCGCATCGACGCGATCAAGCTCAAGCCCGGCACGCGCCAGAGCATCGAGCAGATCGCCGCGGCCGACTGCAAGCCCGGCGACGGCTCCACGCCTGCCGCGCCGATCCTGGGCACACAGTTGCTGGACGTGATCCGCAACATGGGCGCCGACGGGCTCACGCCAGGCAACCCGGTGCGGCTCATCCCAGACGGGCGCGAGACGCTGGACGTGACCAGCCCATCGTGGCACACGGTCACCTCCCAGCAGGTCGCGCACTACATCTTCGACCCCCGCGCGCCGACGCACTTCTACGTGTCGCCGGGCGTGCCGGCGAGCCCCGCCGTGTGGGCCGAGTTGATGTTCGCAGCGCAGCCGCTGAAGGTGCCGCCGGGCGGCGTGCCGGGCTCGCCCGTCTACGCGATCGACGGCGCGAGCGCGCTCAAGCTGAGCGTGTCCGATGAGAACGTCGACGACTTGGTGAACTACGTCGTCGCGCGCTGCTACATGAAGCAGAGCAACGCCGGCTCGCAGGATCGCGCCGCCCACTTCACGGGGCTGTTCACCGGTTCGCTGAACGCGCGCGTGCTGGCGCTCACGGGCAACAACCCGAATCTGAAGCGGCTGCCCTTCGCGCAAACGCCCATCGGGCAGGCGTCGTGAGCACATGGAGCCCATCCGCCTTGGCCCGTTCCTCGGTGCCAACAAGACGCTCGCGCTTAGGCTGCTGCCGGCAACCGTCGGCGCGGACTCGGTGAACCACCGGCCCGACAAGGGCGATCTGCGGCCGTGGAAGGCGCCGCTCGCGGTCAAGACGGGCGTGTCAGCGTCGGTCAAGACGCTGGCGATCCTGCCGCGCGACGACGCGGGCGACACGATCTACTGGCTCGTCTGGACGAGCGTGGTGCACGCCGTGCGCGGGCTGCTGGCCGAGGACACCACGCAGCGCGTGTACTACAGCGGCTCGGGCGCGCCCAAGGTCACCGACAACGTGATGGGCCTGGCCGGCGAGCCGTACCCGACCGCCTACCGCGACCTGGGCATCCCCAAGCCGCTCACCAAGCCCACGGTCAGCGAGACGACGGCGGGCACGGGCGACGACAAGACCGTGTACTTCGCCTACGCCTACGTGAGCGACTGGGGCGAGATCGGCATGCCGCAGTTGAGTGACCCGTTCACCTGCAAGCCGGGCGCCGAGCTGGTGCTGTCGAACCTGGCGCTGCCGCCATCCGGCCCCGGCGAGAACCGCGGCATCGACCGCATCCGCATCTGGCAGACGGTGAGCGGCAACAGCAGCTCGTCCTTCTACTTCCTCGCCGACCGCACGCCGCCGGCCATCTCGACGACGGTGATCGAGGGCACGACCGGCGACGACGCGCTGCCCTCGGCCACCTGGGCGATGCCGCCCGCTGATCTGAGCTGCCTCACGGGCCTGTGGAACGGCATCATGGCCGGCATCAGCGGCAACGCGGTGCGCTACTGCGAGCCGTTCAAGCCCTACGCCTGGCCGGCGGCCTACGAGACGCTGTGCACGGACAAGCCGATCGCGCTCGGCGTGTTCGACAAGGGCCTGGTGATCGCCACCACCGGCCGGCCGCGCCTGGTCTACGGCACCGTCCCCGAGGCGATGGACGACGCGCCGATCGAGCTGCTGGCCGCGTGCGTGTCGGTGCGCTCGATGGTGTCGCTCGGCCATGGCGTGTGCTGGGCCACGCCCGACGGCCTGGCCTACGTCGGCAGCAACGGCGCGCCGCGCCTGCTCACGGCCAACTGCATGACGGTCGACGACTGGCAGGCGCTCAACCCGAGTTCGATCGTCGGCGCGCAGTTCAAGGGCCGCTACTTCGGCTTCTACGACGACGGCAGCGGGATCAAGGGCTTCATGGTCGACCCTGGCAACCCGGACGGCATCTACTTCCTCGCGATCGGCTACTCGGCGGCGCTGTTCGACCCGCTCGGCGAGCGTCTGTACGTGCTCGACGGCACGACCATCAAGCAGTTCGACGGCGGCGCCACGCCGATGACCGCGAGCTTCAGGAGCAAGGTCTTCAGGCTGCCGGCGCCCGACAACCCGGGCGCGGCCGAGGTTATCGCCGACGCCTACCCGGTGGGCCTGAAGGTGTGGGCCGGCGTGCACGGCGGCGAGGACGGCTGGCCGGCGGGCTCGCTGCGCGCCGACATCACGGTCACGAGCCGTGATCCGTTCACGCTGCCTGGCGGTTACCTCGCCGATGACCTCCAGTTCGAGGTGCGCAGCACCAAGCCAGTGCAGGGCGTCGTCATCGCGGCCACCTTCGACGAGCTGAAGGTCACATGAGCGATCGGCTGCGCGACATCCCCAAGCTCGCGCGTGATGGCCGCAACCTGCAAGCGGCCTTCGACGCCGTGCAGGAGGCGTTGCAAACATTCCGCGGCTACCGCGGCGACCCTCTGGACCGAGCGCTCACGCTGCGCGATGTGGCTGGTGGACAGATCGCGTTTGGCAATGGTGTTGGAGGTGGCGTTCAAGGTCCGGTTGGACCTCCAGGCCCAGCAGGACCGCCAGGAGGTGAGTACACGCCGGACCTAACTGCGCCTCCAACAGCAACAGGTCTTGTGCTGACGGCCGGCCTGAGCTACCTATACATCCAGTGCGACGCACAGGTCTATACGCAGGGGCACGGGCACGACCGCACGGTGGTCTATGGTGCCAAGTGGCCGACTGGCGAAGCAGATCCGACATTTGCATCGGCCGTGCAAATGTTCGACTTCAAAGGCACATTCTCGGCATATCCGACTGACCCTGGAACTCGCTGGAAGGTATGGATCAAGTGGAGGTCGATGGATGGCGTGCTCTCTGTTGCGCCTTCGTTGCCAGCCGTAGCGACCACTGGCCAGGACGTAAGCAAGCTGCTGGAGGTTCTGAGCGGCCAGATCACAGAGAGCCAGCTCTACGCGGCGCTGAACGCGCGCATCAATCTCATAGACGCTCCATCCGGCACCTCGGGCAGCGTCAACGCGCGCATCCTTGCTGAGCAGACCGCCCGCACATCGTCCTACTCTGCGCTGGCGAGCGACATCACGACTCTGTACGCATCGGCGGCCAGCAACGCTTCAGGAGTATCCACAAACGCCGCAGCGATCTCGAACGAGGCCACCGTGCGCGCAAACGCAGACACGGCGCTGTCGAACACAATCACGACGGTGCAGGCCACGCTCGGCTCCGACATCTCGGCGGCCGTCGCGGTGGAGGCGAGCGCTCGCGCAGCCGTCGATGGGCACCTGGCGGCCCAGTACACGGCCAGGATGCAGATCACGCAGGACGGCCGTACTGTGGTTGGCGGATTCGGTGTCACCGGAACGAGCGGAGGCACAGAGGGTCCGACCATCGACGTTGGTGTGATCGCCTCCAAGTTCTGGATCGGACCACTCAACGGTGCTGCGCCCGGCGTGACCTCGATCGTGCCATTCGTCGTGCAAACCTCCGATGAGATCGTCAACGGCGTAGTGATTCCAAAGGGCGTCTACATTGACGCTGCCTATATCAAGAATCTATCGGCGATGGTGGCACGGCTTGGCAATGCGTGGATCGACGACGCGAAGATAGCCAGCCTGAGTGCAGAGAAAGTCACCTTCGGCACGATGTCAGGGAATCGCATCGCTGTCGACACGCTGAATGGAAATCGCATCCTGGCGCAATCTATAGACGCGGGAAAGATCGACACCAGAGGGCTGACGATCAAGGACGCGAGCGGCAACATCATCTTCGGCTCCGGTGCCGGGATTGATCCTTCGTCTTACATGAGCGTCCCGAACGCCTGGAAGAACTCCAACGTAACGGTTGGCGCTGACGGGACGCTGTACGGCGCAGGCGGTGGGAAAGTGACGATCGGCGGCCTGGGCTACAGCGGTGCAATGGACGCCACCAAAGGCGCCACGATTGGCGCCGACCTGTACGGGCAGATCAACAGTGGCAACGTCGGAACTTACATCGCCGACGCCACGATCTTGGCGGCCAAGATCGCCAGCTTGAGTGTGGGTCTGATGTCCACCGCGATCAACGGCGGCGCCGCGAGCGGCGCTCGCGTGGAGATGGCGTCAAACGTCGTGCGTGTGTATGACTCCAGCAACGTGCTGCGGGTCAAGATCGGAAACCTCTCGTAATGGCTTTCGGAGTTCAAGTCTTCGATGGGGCTGGCGCTCTTACGTGGGACTCCAGCGCGGCTCCGGGCGGCGTCGTCGCCGACAGCCGCGAGATCCCAAGCGGTTGGTCTGGGAGCTTCACGTACCCTGACTTCGCTGGCTTCGTGGCTCAGTTGGTCAACGTTTGCGATACGCGCCCGGCGACGATCACGACTGACATGGCGCTCGGGTATCCGCGCGTGAACGTGACGAGCGCGGCGATTGTCGGCAGACGCTTCGTGCTGGCAGTGGCGTGACATGGGCTTCGGGTTTCGCGCGTTCAACACCACGCCGGGTTGGCTCACGCTGTCGTCGGACGGCACGACCTACGGCTACATCGGCAAGGCGACCTACGTGTCGACAACACCTGCCGGGACCAGCCACATCTGGTCCTTTGGGGGCTACAGCACCTTCGTAGTCAGTTGGCCAGCCGACATCATCGTCGCGGTGTCCGTTACCAAGAACACCGGCGGCACGCGGTTGGAGTCGATGCAGTATTCGGGCGGGACGTGGACGATCAAGGTCTACAGCGGCCTGAACACGTCGAACAGCCTCGGGTTCTTCGACCAGGACACGTCGGTTGAGGTGTTTTGCTGGGGGCGTCCGATATCGGTGTCCGGCTTCGGGATGGCCATGTACGACTCTTCCGGCGCGTTGTCGGCCGACTTGTCGAGGCCGCCTCTGGTCTTCAACTACAGCATCGCTCAGGGTGCTGGCGCTACAAGCTCGTGGATTCCTGCGTACACCAAGCTCGCGGTCATCGGCATGCCAGACTACATGGAGCAGTTCACGTCGTACAGATCCGGGGCGAAGTGGATCAACGCGCACAACCTCGGTGCGTGGCTGTGGAACGGCTCCGGCGGCAGCAGTCTCGATCGCGTGCAGCGCCAGGTCGAGTATTGGGAGGACGACGGCGGCATCACCCCGAGCGTCGATACCGGCACCTGCAGCGCGCTGCTTATCGAAGCCTCCGGGCTCACCTGAATCATGCCAATCAGCAAGACGATCACCAAGCCCAACGGGGCGTCGATCGAGTTTCACAAAGCGGTGTCCGCGGCGGTGGACTACCGTAGCGGAACGGCCATCGTTCAGGTTGCGAGCTGGCCCAACGCCGAGTCGCACGACGCTAACAGCTCGCTCGATTGGATGCAGCCAGTCGCGGTGCAGGTCGCGGCCTTGTCAGACATCGACGCGCACCTCACAACTTCGCAAGACAGTCCTTTTGTCGGTGGCACCGTCGTACCGGACTCGTCCGAGAGCCTCGAAGCGAGAAAGGCCCGCAAGTGGGCGCAGATCAAGTCCGAACAGCGCACACGTGAAACGCTCGCTGGAGAGCTGGTGTCGCCAGCGCTCGACTCCGACGTGTCGTCGCAGGGGCGCATCACTTCGACCGCGGTCATCCTGCTTGCGGCGCCCGGCGTCGCAAGCTTGGAATTCACGTGCAAAGACAATGTGCGCAGGTCGTTTGCACGCGCCGACTTCATCTCTGCGGCGCTGACCGTCGGAGCGGCGGTACAGGCCCTATACACGACGGCCAGCGCGCTGCGCGCCGACATAGAGGCGGCGACGACAGTGGCCGAGATCGATGCCGTCGAGTGGCCGCAGTGAGGTCTGCCCGCTTTGCGCAGGGCCGCATCGGCTGAGCCGGTGTCCGCGGTGGCGATGTGGGAGGGCGGGTTTGCCGCCTACGTTAGTTGACTTCGCCAGAGTCTGTCATACGGTAGTGGTAGGCGGAAAGTGCGGACTTCCCGCAGTACACGGCTCAGCCCGGCGGGCAAGGAGGATGATATGGCGTATGGCAATCAGACTCCAATGCTGGATGGCAGTGGCGCGCTACCAGCGGGGTTCATGACGCGCACGTCGCCAGAATACAAGCGTTGGTTGTACGACCGGAGCCAGGAGGACGCCAGCTCTGAAACCGGCAACCGCGGCAGCATGCGCATAGACGGGCTGTCAGGAGCGAATATCTACGCCGGCCAGGGCAAGCTCGCAGGGGCCGCGGACTTCGCGTGGAACCCAGACTCATACGAGGTCCAGGGCATCGACGCGCAGGGGCGCCCGATCGAAGGGCAGCGCTTCTCGCACCAGACCAACGACACAGATGTTTTTCTCGCGGGCCTAGCGGCGCTCGGTGGCGTCGGGCTGTATGCGGGGCTTGGCGCTGGCGCTGGGGCGGCCGCTGGAACCGGCTCCGGAGCCGTCGGCTCCAGTGGGCTGTACAGCGGGCTGGCTGGAGCAACGACAGGCGCGGAGGCTGCCGGCGGCATCGGTACGCTATCGGCAGGCGGCGTGGGCGGGGCAATTGCTCCTGTCGCCAGCATCGCGGGTGGCGCGTCCACAGTCGCGCCAATGACAACGATCCCCTCACTTGCCGCAGGCGGCGTGGCATCCTGGCTGCCGGCGGCGGCTCAGATAGGCTCTGGCGTGATCGGCGCCGTGGCGGCCGACAGGGCGACGAGCAAGCAGCAAGATGCGGCGAACCGCGCAACGGACGCGGCGAGTGCGGCGGCGGCGCGCGCCGAGGCGATCGAGCGCGAGCAACTGGACTTCACGAAGCAGCAGTACGCAGATGCGCAGCCGTGGCGCGATGCTGCATCGAAGACAGCGCAGGAAGCGGCCGAAGAGCAACTTGCGCAGATGCGCAAGTCCGGTCAGTTGTCCGACGAGTACGCCGACTACTACCGCAAGACGTTCATCCCTCTCGAACAGGGCATCGTGTCCGACGCCCAAGGCTACGACACGCCCGAGAGACGGAAGGCAGCGGCAGAGCGGTCGATTGCCGATGTCAATTCCGCATGGCAGGCCAATCAAGCGGCGACGGCACGCGCCCTCGCCGCCAATGGAATCAATCCAGGTAGCGCGCGCTACATGGCCGCGATGGCGGGCCAGGATGTGGGTGCGGCATCGGCTGCGGCGGGTGAAGCGAACCGCGCGCGGCTTGGCGTGGAGGCGACTGGCTTCGCGCGCAAGATGGATGCCGCATCGCTTGGTCGCAACCTTCCGAGCAACCAAAACGCAGCCGTGCAGACAGGTGTCCAGGCCGGGACGGCGGCTGCCGGAACGTCTAGCACCGCGCTTGGCGCCCAGAACTCTGGTGTCTCGGCGATGCAGGCTGGCTACGGCGGGCTGTCTGGTACGTATGCGCGCAACGCGGCGATCTACAACGGCGTAGCCAACAGCGCACAACAGACGGCAAACCAGCAGGCGCAGATTTGGGGCAACCTCGGAAGCGTGATTGGCCGAGGCGTCGGCGCGTACTACGGCATTCCGCAGATCACGTCGGACAAGCGGCTCAAGGACAACATCAAGGACGCGCCTGACATCAGCCCGGAGCAGGCAGCCGATGCAATCGACTCCATCCCGGTCAAGCAGTGGACGTACAACCCTCGCAAGATGGCCGAGGCAGGAATCCCGATCGGGCCCCAAGAGCGCGGCACGCAGATCGGGCCGATGGCGCAGGACGTGCAGGATGTCCTTGGAGACGAAGCAGCCCCTGGCGGCACGTCATTGAGCCCGGTGACGATGAACGGAATCACGATGAAGGCGCTTCAGGGCGTCAATGCCAAGGTGGACAAACTTGGCAAGGTGGTTGACAAACTGGCCGCGCGCATCGGCAGTGGCCGTGTGCAGATCAAGGGGGCGTGATGTCGGCAATTGCATTTCTTGCCGGCATGGGCGCCGGGTATCTTGACCAGAATGAGGCCAGTCGGCGCGCCGCCATCGAAGCAGCGCGAGAGCGCAGGCAGCAAGAGGAGCACGATGCAAACAAGCGTGTGCGTGATGCGCAGATGCGCGAGTTGCAGCTCCAGGAGGCGGCCGCGAAGAAGGTAAGGGAGGCCGCAGCGCCACTGCCGATCACGGAGGACACACTTGCCGGGCCGGTGCAGGAAGACGCCGCTCCGATGCCGACCGTCTACAAGGTAGGAGCCAGGACGTTCGCAGAGCGAGGTCTTGCAGAACAGGCCGCCACTGACCAGCAGGCGCGACAAGCGCGCGTGCAGGCGGCGTATGACGAGACTGACCCATCGAAGGGCCAGCAGTTCCGCGCTGCAAGCACACAGGCGTCTCTACACGAGGCGCTGGCCAAGGCGCAAGTGCAAGCGCTCGTGCGAGAGGGCGTCGTCGCTTCCTTGTCGGCAGCAGCAGGTGGGGCGGACGCAAAGACGATCGAGGGCATCTACAACGCCAACGGCACGACGAAGATCAGCAACGTGGTTGTCGAGCCGTACACGATCGACGATCCGGTGCTCGGCAAGGTGCAGACGGCACGCATGCAGGGTCAACTCGACAACGGGCAAGTTGTGAACTTCGGCGATGTGCGCAAGTCATCGCTGATGCTGATGGATGCAGCAAAGCGCTTGGGGATCGAAACGCAGCTCGCGCACGTCGGCATAGCCAAGCAGCAAGCCAACACGCAGGAGCAGTACAGGATCGATCAGGCAGAGAACATGCGGCAGCAGCGCTTGCTGCAAGCCCGCCAGCTCGACCTGGAGAGCAAGAAGATCGACGCTCTGATCGCCAAGCAGGGCAAGCCAGGCGGCCCGATCCAGATCACGCTCAAGGACAAGCGCGACTTCGAGAGCGACCTGAGCGGCTACATCAAGGACCAGTTCCCGGTCAAGGATGGCTCCGACCAGAAGGAGCGAGACGCGGTGGCGCAGTCCGCCAACAAGGTGCGCGCAGCCGGCTCGACGCTGTTCGAGACGAACGCCTCGCTCGGAATCCCCGTGACCGCGGGCACCGCGATCGAGGCGATGAAGCTCGCCTCGGACAAGAAGAACGTGCGCATCATGCAGGTGAACGGCCGCAGCTACGAGGGCGTGATCGTCAACGGACAGCCGATCATCACCTCCGGCGAGGTGCGGCCCAAGGAGCCAGGCGCGCGAGTGGCGCCCGGTACTCCGGCCGCCAGCATCGCATCTGCGCCTACCGGCAGCGTCGCATGGGACGCCAGCACCGGCAGGTGGACGGCAGCGGGCGCTGCCGCGCGCGGCGTGCAGCCGCCTGCACCGCAGGAAGCTTCGGTGGACCCGGCAGCCGCAACGCGCGCCAAGCTCGACGCCGTGCTCGCGCCTCTCAACGAGCAGGTGCAGCAAGCCGCGCAGCGCGCCGCCGCTGCGGCATCCTCTGGCGACCGCAACGCGCTGGCACTGTACGTCCGGGAGTTGGACGCGGCCCGTGAGCGCCGCAAGATCGAAGCCATCCGCCAGTCAAGTCGATCCGAGGCAGATCAGTACCTCGCCGCACTTCAGTACTGAAGCAACATGCCACAGCCAACGCATCAGAAGCTCGGCGTGCCTGTGACCCCCGGCGCGCTGGTCGTCACTAACGACAACCCAGACGATTACACGGGCGCGAGCTTCATCGAGCGCGCCGAGAAGCCCAAGGAGGAAGAAAAGCCCTCCGGCTTCATTCGTCGCGCGGCCGACTACGCGCTCTCGGGCTTGCAAGGCATGATCGGCGTGCCGCAGGCGGCCGTCGGCCTGGCCGACCTGGTGACGGGTGGCAACGTCGGCAAGGCGCTGGAGAACGAGGGCGGCTCCTGGGGCTTCCGGCCCGACGAGGCCAACGCCTACCTCGAAGGGCTCAAGTCACCTGAGCAGCAGGCGGCAAACCGCAAGGTGCACGAGGCATCAGTCGGTGAGCCCGGCGACAGCCAGGATTTGCTCTCGCGCATCGGCCGCGTGGGCGTCGCCGCGATCGAGAACCCGTCCGTCGTCGCGCACAGCGTCGTGCAGTCGCTGCCTTCGATGGCCGCGGGCGGCTTGGTCGGCCGTGGCGTGCTGAGCGCCGCGCTCACGCAGGGCGAGCGCGCCGCTGTCGCCGCGCTGCCGGCCGCGC